CCTCTTTTTTTCCCCGAACCCTCGCGATTTGGCAGGAGATACACAGAGATGGCGAAAACTAACTGGATTTTAGCGTACTACCAGAGAATAGTTGACGGCTCCGAGACCGTTGGCAAGTGGGTACGGCTGATCTATGACTATATCGTCCACGGTCTGGAGGAAAAGCAATTCACGCTCGACCTCAAGAAGGCAAACAAGGCCATTGACTGGATAGAAACGCATTGTTTCCACGTAGAAGGCCCTCTCGCGCCCGGCAATCTCAAGCTGGAACTGTGGCAGAAGGCCGCCCTGAGTTGTATTTTCGGCATTGTGGACAATGATACGGGACTCAGGACGTTCCGGGAAATCCTTTTCCTGATGGCGCGGAAAAACGGCAAGTCTGCCCTTGCCGCTGGGATCGCCGACTATGTCTTTCAGGAAGACGGCGGCTATGGCGCGAGGGTGTACAACATTGCCCCAAAGTTAGACCAGGCGGATATCATCTATGGGAACGCCTGGGCCATGATGCAACTCGATCCTGAGTATATCAAGAAAAAGGAAGAGATCGAGGAGCGCCGGAGCAGAACGCACTCCAAGGTGCAGGATGACGCGACCTTGCCAAGGAAGAGACAGACAGACATCTTTCTGGAGGCCACCAACTCAACGCTGAAAAAGATCGCATTTTCCGCAAAAAAATCAGATGGCTTCAACCCGTCCCTTGCGATATGTGACGAAATCGCGGCATGGGAAGGAGACAAGGGCCTCAAACAGTACGAAGTCATGAAATCCGGCATGGGGGCAAGGCCTGAGGGGATGCTGTTAAGCTGCACCACTTCCGGCTATGTCTCTGACGGCATATTTGACGAACTTGTGAAACGCTCCACTCGTTTCCTCTTGGGTGACTCCAAGGAAAAGAGGTTGCTCCCGTTTTTGTACATGATCGATGACACAGCGAAGTGGAACGATATAAACGAACTGCGGAAGAGTAACCCGAATCTTGGCGTTTCCGTTTCTGTTGATTACCTCTTGGAGGAGATCGCGGTGGCGGAGGGGTCTCTGAGCAAAAAGGCGGAGTTCCTGACCAAGTACTGCAACATCAAACAAAACTCCTCCCTCGCATGGCTCCCCGCTGAGACCGTGGAGAAGACCACGGGAGCGCCTCTGAGCCTTGAGGACTTCCGGGGTAGTTACTGCGTAGGCGGGATAGATTTGAGCCGTACAACGGATTTAACGGCCTGCTGTGTGGTCATTGAGAAAGACGGAATTCTCTATGTGTTCGCAAAGTTTTTCTTTCCTGCCGAGAGACTGGAGGAGGCAATCACACGGGATTCGGTTCCCTATAACATCTACGTTCAGAGGGGACTCCTCCAGCCGTCCGGGGACAACTTCGTGGATTATCACGATTGCCTGCGGTGGTTCACCGATCTGGTGGAGCAATACGAAATTCTTCCCCTACAAGTTGGCTATGACCGATACTCCGCCCAGTACCTTGTCCAAGAGATGGATCAGTACGGTTTCCACATGGATGACGTTTATCAGGGGTACAACCTGTCCCCGGTCATCATGGAGGCGGATGGCCTGATGAGAGACGGAAAGATAAACATAGGCGACAACGATCTGTTAAAAATCCATCTGCTCGATTGCGCTCTGAAAAAGGACAACGAGAGCGGAAAGAGCAAATTGGTGAAGCTAAACAAAAACGCCCACATTGACGGAGCGGCGGCGCTGATTGATGCGCTCACCGTCCGCCAAAAGCATTGGGGAGACATTGGGGAACAGCTAAAAAATTGAGGTGATACGTTTGGGACTGTTTGACAGAATATTCGGGAACAGGCCAAAGGAAAAAGGTGAATATCAAGGCGGCTTCAAAATGCTTGACGGCTATACTCCCGTCTTCCACAGATGGGGGCGTGACATCTATGAATCCGAGTTAGTACGGTCTGCGATTCACGCAAGGGCAACGCATATCTCCAAGTTGAGCGTGGAGACCCACGGCGCGGCCCGGCCTGCGCTACAAAGGAAGCTGGCACACGGCCCAAACGAGTTCCAGACGTGGAGCCAGTTCCTCTATCGGCTGTCCACGCTGTTGGATGTCCACAACACGGCTTTTATCTGCCCCGTGTATGACGAATACGGAGAGCCGTCCGGCGTTTATACGCCACTCCCGGCACGGTGCGAGATCGTCCAGTATGACGGCGTTCCATATCTGCGATATGAATTCGGATGGGGCGAGAAAGCCGCCGTTGAACTGGCCTACTGCGGAATCATGACGAAACACCAGTACCGCAGTGATTTCTTCGGAGAAACAAACCACGCACTTTTCCCAACCATGGAACTGATCAGCATTCAGAACCAGGGCATCGAGGAGGGCGTGAAGTCCGCAGCCTCCTACAGGTTCATGGCGAAGCTGTCCAACTTCTCCAAGCCTGACGATCTGGCGAAGGAAAGAAAGAGGTTCACCGCTGAGAACTTTGCGAGAGACGCAGAGGGCGGCGGTCTTTTGCTGTTCCCCAACACCTACTCTGACATCAAGCAAATCGAGGTCAAGCCGTGGGTGGTGGACAATGACCAGATGCAGACCATTCGGGATTCTGTGTTTGAGTATTTCGGAGTCAATGAGGACGTGCTGACCAATAAAGCATACGGTGACGCATGGAGCGCATTCTATGAGGGAGCCATCGAACCGTTTGCCGTGCAGTTCTCCGAAGTGATGACAAAAATGCTGTTCACGCTCCGGGAGCAGAGTCAGGGAAATCTGGTGATGGCGACAGCCAACCGGCTCCAGTATCTGAGCAATAACGACAAGCTGAATGTATCGGCTCAGATGCTCGACCGGGGAATCATGTCAATCAACGATGTCCGGGAAATTTGGAATCTGCCGCCTGTGGAGGGCGGGGATGAGAGAATCATCCGTGGCGAATACTACAACGCAACAGAAAAGGTTGAAGGAGGAGAAGAGAATGAGCCTCAAGACACTTGAAACGAAGCTAAACGAGGGGAGACAGTACCGAGACATTGATGTCTCCCGTTTTGAGCGCAGAGAAGACAACGGCGAAAAGATCGTGGAGGGATACGCCACCACGTTCAACCAGCCGTATGTCCTATGGGACGAACCCGGTTACACCGTCATGGAACAGGTTGACGCGAGAGCGTTTGATGATACTGACATGACGGACGTGATTATGCAGTATAACCACGAGGGCCGAGTGTTCGCACGAACGAGCAACGGCACTCTGGAGTTAACCCCGGATGACGTGGGACTCCGCACAAAGGGAAACCTTGGCGGGACTGTTCTGGGAAGCCAGGTCTTCGAAGAAATCCAAGGCGGATACACCACAAAGATGAGTTTCGGATTCCGCGTTGGGGAAGACAAACGAGAGGTGATCGAGGACAGGGAGAACAACCACGTTACCGTCCTGCGGACGATCACCAAAATTGCAAAATTGTACGATGTTAGCGCCGTTAGCCTCCCAGCTAATGACGCTACTTCTATATCTGCACGTTCTTTCGGAGAGGGAGTTGTCGAAGAAATCAAGCAGGAGTTGCTTGCCCGTGAGAAGCGGGAGCGGCAGAAAAAGAGAATCAAAATTCTGACGGAGGTACTTTAAATGGAACTGAAAGACATGACCATTGAGGCCCTTGAGGAACGGAAGGCCGCTATTGCGGTCGAGGTCGAAGCGGACGGCGCTGACCTTGACGCTCTGGAGGCCGAGGCCCGTTCCATCAAGGAAGAGATCGAGCGCCGGAAAAATGAAGAGACTCAGCGGAACGAAATCCGCAAGGCCGTTGCCAACGGCGCTGGCACGGTTGAAAAAACTTTTGAGAAAGAGGAGAGAAAGACCATGACCCTTGAAGAACTGCGTTCCCTCCCCGCGTATGTGGAGGCCTATGCGAACTACATCAAGACGGGCGATGCCAAAGAGGCCCGCGCCCTGATCACCGAGAACGCCCCTGACACTGTGACGGGTTCCGGCCCTCTGCCTGTGCCGACCATCATCGAGAGCGGTGTGCGGACGGCTTGGGAGAACGATCCCATCATGTCCCGCGTCCGCCGGACTTTCGTCCGCGGCAACCTGAAGGTAGCTTTTGAACTGTCCGCCGATCCCGCTGTTGTTCATGAGGAAGGCACTAACCAGCCGCAGGAGGAAACTCTTGAGCTTGGCGTTGTCGAGCTGATCCCGAAGAACATCAAGAAGTGGATCACCATCACCGATGAGGCCATGCACATGGGCGGCGAGGAGTTCCTGCGCTACATCTACGATGAGATCACCTACCAGATCGTGAAGAAGGCTGCCGCTGTTGGCATCGCCGATATCGTCAACGCCCCCTCCGCCTCCAACGCTTCCGCTGTTGGCGTTCCAACCGTGACCGCCGCTCCGAGCGTGACCGCGATCCCCACCGCTGCCGCGAACCTGTCTGATCAGGCGACCAATGTGGTTGTCATCATGAACCGGCTCACCGAGGTGGAGTTTACTGCCGCTTTTGCCGCTGGCCAGTTTGCAGTTGATCCATATGCTGGTCTGCCTCGCGCGTATACGTCCGCCCTGAAGGCGTACAGCGCCGCCAGCACCGGCGAGGCTTACGCCATCGTGGGCGACCTGAACGGCCTCCAGTTCAACTATCCCAACGGGGATGACGTTGTCCTGAAGTTTGATGACCTGTCTCTCGCCGAGAAGGATCTCGTCAAGATCGTGGGCCGCCAGTATTCCGCTCACGGCGTGACCGCTCCGGGCCGCTTCGTGAAGCTGCTCAAGCCTAACGCCTGATGAAGGTCACACTTGTCCGGGACGCAAGAATCAAGCACAAGGCCGGGGAGACTGTCGAGGTCTCCCCGGAGGAGGCTAATTACCTGCTGTCTGTGGGTTCTGCGGTACCTGTGCCGGAGAAGAAGAAAACCGCAAAGAAAGACTAAGGGGGAACGGCAATGCTTGAACAGGTCAAGGCCGCTTTGAGGATAACAACGAATGCCTATGACACCGACCTGAACAACCTGATGGCGGCGGCGCTCTTGGATTTAGGTATTGCCGGAGTAACCAAAGAGACCGCCGTAGACCCGGAAGCGGTGACAGACCCGCTTGTGATCCGTGCTGTCTGCACCTACTGCGCTATGAATCGAATCAACATCGAGGACGGTCAAAGGGACTGGCTCAAACGATCCTATGATGAGCAGAAGGCCCAAATGCAGACAGCGACAGGATACACGGATTGGGGTGATTAAATGCGTGATGACGGAATTCTGACCTTCTACGCATTGCAGAACACCGCCACGCCGGGACGGATGCCCGTGGAGAAACTCGTTTCCGTTGGGAGAGCCTACTACTCCAGGCGGAACGTGGGCGTAACACGGATGTATGCGGCTGCGGGGGCGAATCGTTCCATTGATTTGCTTGTCAGATGCCACAACACGCCGAGTGTTCCAGGCGGGGCGCTCTACGTTGTGCCGGAAGACGGCAACCAATACAGGATTGATTTTGCCCAGGCGCTCCCTGATCTGGAAGCTGTTGACCTGACCCTTATGAGATTGGAGGCCAACTATGACGTTGCAACAGAAACTTGAACGCATAGGCTCCGCCCTCGCCGAACTCATTCCGAACACTTATCACTATTGGAGACCTGTCAAACAGGCTCCATATTGCATTTGGGCGGAGGACAGCGAAGACGCTTCACTGAATGCCTCCAACAAGAAACAGGAGCAGGCAATCTCCGGCTGGATTGACTACTACACCAAGACGGAGTTTGACCCCGTTGTGGATCAGATTCAGACGGCGCTCAACAGCTTTGACTTTCCTTTTGCGTGGCGGTATGAGGACGTCCAGTACGAAGAGGACACGAACCTCATCCACCATTCATGGGGGTGGAGCGTTGGCTAAATTTCAAGTGGGGACTGGATTGGATGACTATTTGACTCAAATCCAGAACCTTGAATTCACAGCACCGAAGGCCCTTGCTTATGCGGTCTACGCAGGAGCGAAAGTTGTGGCGGACGAAATTCGGAAAGACCTTGAGGCGCTTCCCACGGAAGAAAAGTTTTACAATCCCAAAACGGCTCTGCTTCCAGCTGAGAAGCAGGGCCTTTTGGATGGCTTGGGAATCTCCGCCCAGAAGAACGAGAACGGCTATGTGAATTCAAAAATTGGTGAAGACGGCTACAACGATGACGTGACGGAGAAGTATCCCAAAGGACACCCGAACGCAATGATCGCGAGGGCCTTGGAACATGGGACTTCGTTCATGCCACGAAATCCCGTCTTTACCAGAGCGACCAAACGAGTCAAGGCCGAGGCCGAGCAGGCCATGGCTGACGAAATTGACAAGCAAATCAACGATACAATGAAGGAGTGAAGAACATGGCAAACGGCAAGGTTTGCACAGGTTTCTCCATGCCGTGGGTGGCACTCTATGCCGCCGAGAACGGCACGGTGACCTATTCCGGCGGTATCCCTCTGGCGAGAGGCGTTGACGTATCTCTCAGCGTTGAGGGAAGCGGCGACAATGATTTCTATGCGGACAACGTAAAAGCTGAGTCTGACACTCAGGCATTCACCTCCGGCACGGTCTCCCTGACGGTGGACGGCCTGAAGGATGCGGCCCGGAAGCTGATCTCCGGCGTGACCTCCACCAAGACGGTCACGGTGGACAGCGCCTCGGTGAGCTTTGATGTCTATGACGATCAGATCACCGTCCCCTATGTTGGCATTGGCTTTGTCGCCCGTTACATGGAGAACGGCGTGACCACCTACTGCCCCGTGATCCTGAACAAGTGCCGGTTCAATCCTGAGGGACTGGACGCGGCAACGCAGGAGGACACGATCTCGTTCCAGACTCAGAGCCTGGAGGCTGAGATCATGCGGGACGATTCCGCCAATCATGCGTGGAAGATGATTGGCGATGATCAGACCACCGAGGCGGCAGCTGTGGCGGCTTATAAGGCCGTCCTGACGGCCTAAACAATCACTGGAGGGTAAAAGAATGATTATTCACGGCAGAGAAGTTAAATTCCGGCGGACAGTTTTGGGCAACTGCGAGATCGCGGAGATTTGCCCCGACAAGGATATCAACCGATTTACAGAACTGATTTCCGGGGACTACGCCACCGCCCAGACGGCGGCGGCTGTGTTTATTGCCGCCCTGTCGAAAGGCTATGAGATGGCGCAGCGGTTTGAAGACCCGTCCTATGTGATGCACCAATGCACCAAGGAGGAGGCCATGCTGTTGGATTCGGATGAGTTCAACGCACTCTTTTCTGAGGCACTGGATGCGTTCAAGGCAGACGGGAAAACAACCGTAGAGGCGGAGGCTCCCAAAAAGTCAAAAAAGTCCGGGGCCGCAGAATCCGCCTGAATCTGTCGTGGTATTTGTTCTACGGTAGAAAACTTGGAATGGACAGGCGAGAAATCCTAATTACCACCTACGGGGAGATGACGGATATGCTCGCCTGTCTTTCCATATATGAGGGTACTGCGGTGCCAAAACAAACAAAGACAATTACATCATTTGATGAAGCTATAAAACTGAGGTGATCCCATGGCGGTGAACATCGGGCCGAAGATCGGCATAGACGGCGAAAAAGAATACAGGACAGCACTTCAGAACATCGTCCAACAGCAGAAGACGCTCAAGGCCGAGATGGAGGCCACCACATCGGCGTTTGACAAGAACACCACGGCGCAGGAGAAACTCCGGGCCAAAACCGACCTTCTGAATCAGCAGATTTCCACCCAGAAGGACAGGGTGGACAAGCTGAATGAAATGGTTCAGGCGGCAACGGACAAATACGGCGATGCCGACACTAAGACGCTGAAGTGGAAAGAAGCGCTGGCGAACGCCACCACGGAACTGAACAACATGGAGGCGGAACTGCAAAAACTCAACCCGACAAGCCTGGCGGACAAGTTTGCCTCTTGGGGTGAGAAACTCGACAATTTTGGCGAGAAAGTCAAGAGCGTTGGGGACAACATGACCAAGTACGTCACGGGGCCAATCGTTGCGGTCGGCGGCGCGTCTATGGTAGCGTTCAACGAGGTGGACGGTGCTATGGACTCCCTCCGGGTGACCACCGGGGCGACCGGGGAAGAACTCAGCGCCATGGAGGACACCGTCACAAATATCGCAACCACGATCCCGACCTCATTCGAATCCGCTTCGGCGGCTGTCGGCGAGGTGTCCACCCGCTTCGGGATCGCCGGGCAGGACTTGGAGACCCTTTCAACGCAGTTCGTCCAGTTTGCG